TTGAATATGCCCCTGTTCAGTGTCTTGAACCAACTCCTAATTGATTCTACCGTGGGCTTGTAGTTCTTCACAGAGTGATTGTTTACCAATGCCTGTTTGACCTGGTAACGCACCTTGGCCACGGCTTTCCTGGTTATTTTTCTCTGTTTCCGACCCCTCATAAATGTGTGTATCTCACAGGTTGACAGTTGGATCAAACCTGCTATACTGTAATTATCTAATATTACCAAAAATATGCAAGAGCGTAAAACAACAGTACAGACCATAAATCAGGCCATAGAAATACTAGCATATAATGAGCATTTCTGGGAAAATTTCCGTCCACACGACATGGATGTGAAAACAGTGAGGAGTCTGGCAGAGAGCCAGTATCCATACACTGAAAAGCAGGGCAAACTGGCAGTGGCACTGATCAAACGATATCACACCATGTTCCTCAAGCACAAGATTGACCTGTCAGAGCTGATAGCGGAACCTGTGTTCAGAGAACCGTTCAGGGTGATAGATTACAACAAGAGCTTAGAAGTCTACATCGAGGACGACAAGCGTTGGATAGAATTCAAATTTCCCTACAACAAAAAAATCATCGAACTGCTGAGGGTATTGAAGGCAAGGACCGAAAAACTTGTGCCTGCCATCTATGACGGTGAGGCAAAGAAATGGAAGTTGGCATGCACCGAGATCACACTGTATTTCTGTGTGCTGATGGCGATCAGATATGACTTCAAGATAGTGAACCCAGAGATACTGGACGAGTACGAGGAGATCAAAAAAGAGAAACTGTCATACAGACCAACCAGTGTCACACTGGAAAACGGCAAGATAAAATTTAACAACGCCACGGACAGCTTGACTGAATGGTGGAACAACAACATCAAAAATTTGCCTTTCATACGTCAGGTGGACGCATTGAAACAGGTGCAAGTCACCAATGACATAGAATTCGAGATAACAGAGCACAGCACACTGGCTGACAGGATAGCGGTCTATAAGGACAGAGAAGTTCTTGTGGACAGGGATAGATGGACCAAGCGACAATTCGTACAGGCACTGGAGGATTTGGGTTGCTTTCCTGCGATATCAACGGCCATGGACATATTACACAACTACAGGGACGTGGATGAACTTTTCAACTGGTACCATGCATTTGAAACAATAGGCGTCAGCAAGGAACAGATAGCATGGGGCTACACACTGGAGGAACCTCCACATTGGGATCCTGACAAGAACAAGATAAAGGACACCCTCGACGATGACTTCTTCATGAGGATGAAGTATCCCGACCAAGCATCAGAGAGCGAAAAGGAAAGAATATATAACTTGTGGTATGAGCTACATCTGGACAGCAAGGCAAATAAACACATCGACGAGAATACTAAATTGATATTGGTAAGGAACAGGATACCAAGGACACTGATCAAGAGTGGCATAAAACCACAGTGCAGTTTCTCACTGACAGATACCAGCTATTGGCCAACTGGCACGGAAAGCCTGGGCAGATTGGTTGATCGTCTTCCAAAAAGAATATATTATAGTAGCAAGAATCAACGTTATTCTAGAGACATAATATGAGTTCATGCAAATTGGTAATACGTGACGAAGTCAACGTGAAGTTTGAAAATCTTTCCCTGGAGCACAGGAAGAGGCTCCATACGAAATTCAAATTTGAGATACCATACGCAAGACATCTGCCAGCGGTCAAGCTTGGGAGATGGGACGGCAAGATCAGCTTCTTTGGTCTCGGTGGCACCACGTACCTCGCATTGGTGGATCAAGTGTTGCCCATGCTGGAGGAAATGGGAGTGTATGTTGAGCTGGATGACAGGCGCACACCACACGACTTCCAATTCAGTGCCGTCGACAAGGATTTCATGTCCGACATACAGTGGCCAGAGGATCATCCCTGTGCTGGACAAAACATAGAACTTCGTGACTATCAGACGGAAGTGATCAATAAATTTTTAGAGAATCCACAATGCATACAAGAGATCGCCACAGGAGCAGGCAAGACAATAATCACTGCGACCCTGTGCAAGCTTGTCGAGGACTACGGCAGGACTTTGACCATAGTGCCCAACAAAAGTTTGGTCACACAGACCGAAGCGGATTTTGTTGCCTGTAACCTGGACGTGGGAGTGTACTACGGAGACAGGAAGGAACTGGGCAGGCAAAACACAATCGCGACCTGGCAGTCATTGAACGTGTTAGAGAAGAAAGCCAAGGACGAACACTCCACGGAGTTCCTCGAGGCCATAAAAGATATCAACACAATCATAGTGGACGAGGTACACATGGCCAAGGCGGATGTGTTGAAGAGGTTGTTGACCGGAGCATTCGCACACTGTGGCATACGTTGGGGACTGACCGGTACCGTACCAAAAGCAGAGTTTGAATCCTATGGACTAATCTGTTCCATTGGTGAGGTGGTCAACAAGATCCCAGCCAAGGAACTGCAGGACAAGGGCGTGCTGGCCAACTGTCATGTCAACGTGTTGCAGAGCGTGGACATAGAAGAATTCAAGAACTATCAGGAAGAGCTAAAATGGCTGACAACGGATTCCAAGAGGATGAACTGGGTGTCAGACACAATCAAACACATTGCCACATCAGGCAACACACTGATCTTGGTGGACAGGATATCCGCCGGAGAAATACTAGAAAAGAAATTGAAGGATTCGGTTTTCATATCAGGATCCACCAAAAACCCAGACAGGAAGGAGCACTACGATGAAGTATCTACTGCACAAAATAAAATTATTATTGCCACATATGGAGTTGCCGCTGTTGGCATTAATATCCCTAGGATTTTTAATCTTGTACTCATAGAGCCCGGCAAGAGTTTCGTGAGGGTGATACAAAGCATAGGACGAGGCATCAGGAAAGCAGAGGACAAGGACAACGTACAGATATGGGACATTACCAGCACCTGTAAGTTTGCGAAAATACACCTGGGACAAAGGAAAACGTGTTACCAAGAGGCAAATTATCCTTATAATATAGAGGAGATAGATTATGAAAATACTGACTCTTGACAACCAAACTTACAAATTAGAAAAGATACCAGAGTACGTGGACAACGATCTCAGATTCGCCGTTTTAGATAACAGCAATCCAGCTGACCCAGACTACTTCTTTGTGCCTTTGATATTCTTAGAGAGTTTCAGTGCACCAGCGGCGGTGTTGCAGATTGGTCAAGCAAGGATCAGCATGCCACTTGACTGGAAGATGATAATTGGAGATCCAGAACAGGGAGAGCTTTATGTGATACCAATCACGAGCTTGAACGACAGGGGTTTCAACAGCTTCTTGTTCAATCCTATCACAGGATCAAAACCAGAGTTCGCCGAAGTGGCCATAGTGGACATATACCAAGAAGTCAAATGGTACTTCCCCAAAGTAAAATCTGGACAGATACTTGCGGTGCCATTGGAGGACAAGGAGAATCCAATGTGTGCGTACTTCGTGAAAGAGATCTCGCGACAATCAGAGACATTGGACTACAGCCAGGTATGGTAAAAGACAACAGGAAATTTTTTGAACTACGTAACGGAATGAAGGCCATCGACTTCCGCAACAAGGATTATTATGACAGGATCGACGACAAGGAGAGAAGCCTGTATTCACCGTACATGATCATGAGATACGCCAGCAGTGTGTCTGGTGATAGATTCTATCAGGAACACTATGTTGAGATGATCAATGAATGTGTGAACAAACATCTATTCACGCTGTCGGGCAAACACAAGAAACTGTGTTGGATGTTGACATCCATGTGTGGTGCATTGAAACAGCAGTTCCATCCATGGGTCAAACCAATGAAGAAAGTTCCAAACAAAAGCCTCAAACAGTTGCAAGAAATATTTCCGTCAATGAAGGAACAGGACCTCGAGACGCTGGACGAAATAATCAGTGACAAGGAACTGGAAGAACTAATAGAGGCACATGGAATCAAATCTTAACACCTGTACATACTGCGGCAAGAGTTTCCAGAGAGAACGCACACTGCAAGTTCATGTGTGTGAGCCCAAGCGTAGGCATCTGCAGAAAGGTGAGAAATGGGTGCAGAACGCATTCATGATATTCCAGAGATTCTATCAGATACATCAGAACAACGCCAAGCCAAAGACTTACGACGACTTCTGTAAGAGCTCATACTACAACGCATTCGTCAAGTTCGGCAGGTACATGATGCATATCAATCCGCTGTATCCGGAGAAGTACATCGACTACGTGATACTGTCAAAGATAAAACTGGATCACTGGGCGAGGGACGACCTGTATGAGGCATACCTCGTTGACACACTGAAATCGGAACCCGTGGAAGCCGCACTGCAACGATCAATCCAGACAATGATGGATTGGGCAGAAGAACAGAACGTGCAATGGGCCGACTACTTCAGATTGGTCAACACTCCCAGGGCCGTACAGCACATCCAATCGGGCAAGATATCTCCGTGGTTAGTGTTAGGTTGTGTGGCCGGCAAGACTATGTTAAAATCATTTACAGACGAACAGTTACAGATGGTGCAGAGATTTATTGATCCCGGCTTCTGGAACAACAAATTTAAAAACTATCCGGCGGACGTATTGTTCGTGCAGGAGACAGCCAAGGAGGCAAAAATTGTTTGATGAAGAATTACAGATAGAACCAGGCGACAGCGTGATCGTCATTGGCAAGGACGGAAAGATCAGGAAGTTGGTCATGCCGGAGTTCAGGAACCAAATGGAACACAACGCGGGCACAGAAAAAGTGCTGGAGGTGTTGCAACTGTTTGATCCGGATGCAAAGATTGAAACATTCTCACTGGAAGAAAG